CCGCATAGCACACCGCCAAACCGACCGCGTGCCATGTGCAGCTTAGGAGGAACTTGAGGTGTACCATCAGCCATCAACCTTCTCACTTCTACGAAACTTGTTGCACAAAATCAAAATCAGTAGCGACCTGAAACGTCCCAGATCGAGGATTGGGCATTCAATCCCCGCCCCATTGCGGAGTACAATCGCCATGCTCCATCATTTTCATTTTCGCCTTCGCTTCTTGGCGCTTCGTCTCGGATGTCGGCATGTTACTACCGTCATCAACTTTTTGCGGGGCGTAATCATCCGCATCGCCATCTGCATCGACGGGATAACTCGGGGTAGACATTTTGTTCACGTTCAGCCTCCTTCAGTTTTTGCGACGCGCTTTACGCGCAGATTTCGACTTGGCTCGACTCTTACGAAACTTCTTATCGAATGCTTTCGTATTACCATTGCGATGACTGCTCACTTTACCCTCCAACCGCCGCTCGCGGCACATTCGTCGTGATCCCTTCAGGGTTTCCCGTGCCGCTGCTCGTCGTCTTCGTGTCACCTGTCGCACTGCTCCCGCCCTTGCCGTCTCCCGAGCCTCCGCCTCCCTCATTCGCAACGCGAGGGGTACCGAAAACGCTTGTCACCCCTGGAGGAGCTTGCGAGTCAATCTCTTCGCGGATATCGTCGTCTGTCTTCTCCGCATCGATCAAGCCGACCTGACGCAATTGCGTCCACAAATCACTCTCAGGCATCTTGCCTGCTTGCACGAGCTGCAACAAAGCGACGAGCGTCTGAGCGTCTAGCGCATCGATCACAAATTCTGTATTAATTTCGTACTCGCAATCTACGCCCTCAAGATTTTGGAACGTCGCAAACCACCCAAGCGCTCGGGTCAACGCTTTCGAAACATTGTTACAACAGAGCGTGAGCACACTATGCGCCGCAGCATCTTCACTATTCTGCTGCGTCGCGGTCTTCACCTGCCCCGTCGAGATTAACAATCGCGCCCCAAGCGCTGCCATTTGCGATTCTTTATCAAGCATCGCTTGTCGGCATAAAGAATTCGGCTCAACCTGCATCACCCCAGCGGTGCCGCCATGAGGTAGTGACAACACTTGCCGCGAGCCGATGTAGACTCCTGACTTCGATTTTTCTCCCGCCTCCGCTTCACTCAAGCCCGCAATGTAGAACATCGGCTGACCTACGAGATACGCCGAGTCTTCATAGTCCGCGGAATTACGATAATGCGCTAGATTCAAGACCGCGAGATCATACAGAGGCGACGGATCAACATCGGTATCGTTGTCATTCGAGCCCACAAACGTAAAAGGGATCTCCGTCCACGATTGCCCATTGCCTTGCACAACGACCGAGGGAGCTTCATAGAGATGCCAATCCCCCGGACGCTCTGGATTCTCACGCCATACCTCCGTCGTGTAAATGCCCACCATCAAGCGTAACACGCGGTACTGTGTCTTCTCCGTACGCACCCATTCTGAATCATCCGCTTCATAGCCTTCACGCAAAACAACGAGCGACAATTTCATCTTGCCACCGACTCGAATCGAACGCCAATTGATAACATCCTGCGCCGCATACAAACAGATGATCGGGCGAATCTCTTGCATGACTGCTGCTGCAACCGACGTTACTCCTTCGACTCGAGGATAATCGACAAGCACCCCTGAACGTCCTGTCATCAATACATTTGAAAGGAGCTGCTGCCCCTTATGCGCGAGTGACAGCCCTGCGCCATCCGCATCATCCTTCATATATTCCATTGCTGCGGGCACAGTAATCTCCGCATCACGTCGAAATGCAATGCCCAACAGCCCCGACAACGTGCGCCCAACCGCATTGTAATAGACCGCGCGCAAAAGGTATTGCTCATAGCGTGAACGATTTTCTTCCGACACGTCTTTCGGGTTGGGCTTGGGCAGATATTTGACGGTCGCCGCTTTCACCGCCACTTCACCCGCGCACGCATCCTCGACCAATATCCACGAGGGCAGATCCTTCGCATACTCACTACGGGGAGTCGATACGTTGCTCGTGTTCTTGTTGTCTGCCATTAGTTCGCAATCCCTATATTGATAACGCCTGCCATGCGACGCACGATTGGCCACTTGTAATTCAGGAAATACCCCAGCGCATCGTTCGTATGATCGCTACCTGAACTTTTATCAGGCTCGCCATTCACGAAAGCCTGTTGCTCGAGGTTCGCAGTAACCGTAGGACATGCCAACGTGTTAACCTTATATTGTCGTTGCCCAACCGCATTCAAAATCATCGCATTGACCGCATTGACACGATCACGAATAGGACCATTCGAGCGTTCACAACAAACCCGAAAACCTTTTGCCGCAAGAATCGCAAGATCAGACACCGATGCATTCGCATGCTGCCTCTGCCCCCCTGTCGCATCGGGATACACAAAAATTGTCCGTGATTTCACATCATAGGTATCAGCCAACATCGTTGCGAGTGTTTCGGTATCACGCACCTTCACATGCTCACGTACCGCGTGTGGCTGCTTTTCGCCCCGCATCACATGCACGACGGCCGACATGTTCATCACATTGAAATCAATCCCAATATGCAGGGGTTCGCCCGCTTGAATCGTCTCCTTCGAGTCATTGAGAACACGATTGAAGTTCGGGTACACACTGCCCGATGTCATATTGACAAAATCTCCATCGAGATAAGCGGCGAGCAATTGCGGCGGATAAGTCTCTTGTAGACTCGGGATGTAATCAGGCGGTAATAGATAATTCTCCGCAGTCTTCGCCTTGAACATCTTGTAGCGAGCTGACGCATGCTGATGCCATTGCTTATAGACGAAACGATAGCCCTCGGGAGTCGTGCCGACGCTCGCGGTATTAGGTTGTCCGTCGCGTTTCGTCTGACGACAACGCGCGACCACTTTACTCCATGCAAATTCCGACTTCTTAGGAGGCAGCGTATCAAGCTCGTCGACATCCGCATCAGCAATCTCGAAGCCCACAATGCGCTCGGGCACTTCTAACGAACGAAAAATGATCTTGCCTGCACGACGAAAGCGCAATACGCGTTGCTGCTGATTGAGACTCACGTGTATGCGGTATTGATCGCACAGCTTTTCGAACCGCGGCCATGCGATCAGCTTTATTAAGTCCCATGTAGGCGCAAAGAATCCGCGATCAAGGTACGGGTAACGCAGCTTACCTATAATAGCGCGATTGACGAGCGCTTCCGTCTTCCCCGAGCCAAAGCCCCCGACGAACGCCGGAAACTTCGCAGTCGAGAACACGAAGTCCTCCTGCGTGGGGAAAAGAGCAAGGTCTAGCTCGATACTAGACATGCACTACTCGAGTTCAGGGGGATCAGGATCTTGTGACAACTCTAAATAGGAATCACGCGATAGTTCTGGATACAGATCACGTCGAGGGCGAATAACACTGATTTTTATTTCACTGATAGGGTCACCTTGATCCCCGGCAGACTCGAATTCAGATTGACCTAAATGTACTTTGCCCAAGAAAATTTGCATAGCAATATTGCGTTGGGCACTACGATACTGCGCTCGTCGAAGACTCACACGACCGTGAGTACGCCCTTCTTGCAAAGCACGTTGAAACGCTGGATCTTTCTTCGCACGCTCGATAGTCTTAGGATCAAGGTCAAGCATCACTGCTATCTCCGCATCCGTGCATTGAATCGCAGCTAATCCTTTAAGCGTCGTAAAATCAAATTGTGCTTTAGGCGCTCCATCATTGCCTTTTTTCCTACCGTTCGCATGCCGCGGTACATTAATCATGCGAGGCGTATCCGCATTATTGTGTTTCTTTTTGCCTTTTGATGCCATCGCAAAATCAACTCGTACCGTGATGCAATTTATGAAGCGTTTCGGCAAGGCGAGCTTGACGAGCGAGCGTCGGGTTCTTTGAATGCTCCGCCTTCATCAGCTTTTTCGCTGTTATTAATTTGTCTTCGGGAGTATGCGTCGCCCGATGCAACGCGCCTTCATGCGCGGGGTTAATTGCACCTTGAATCCAATGTTTCGCTGCCATAAGGAATGCCTTTTAGTAGCTTGTTACCGACAAAACTTTATGCCGCCTCAACTGTCTTCGCAATCTTGCGATAAACGTTCAATCCCACGCACACACCACCTTCAATCATTGCATTGCCTTTCGTCGTCGCGATCGTGAGCGACTTGCCCGAAGCAGAAGGAGTACCTTTCTTCGATAAATCCACCGTAATCGTCAACGTCATACCTTTAACCTTGATGTCGACATTATCCACGTCACCTACTCCTGATTTTTTCCTCGGATAATCATCTCAACTCCTCTCCCCCATATAAGCAGGGGGTTTGCCGCTGCACTGTGCGCGATCTCGCAGCTTTCCTCAAGCGCTCGTTTATCATCCTAAGAGTGTGCGCACACACACGTAACGCGCGCATAGACGCGCGAGACAACCCATTGAATTTTTTTTCAACTACCCCTCAAGAGCGTTACGTGTTACAAAAAGTTTAACCCCTGATTTTAATGCTATATATTAGGTGAAATTTAGCAAAAATTTTTGTAACACTATACCTGCACGCGAACACGGTACGTGTTACAAGCCCATTTGAACCTGAACCTAAGTCTTTTCCCGTATTCCTTGGTCTCGATCTCATTTCGATCATTAGTTCCTATAATCATTGTTGGCTCTAACTAATTTTCAAAAAAATCGCACCGTCGTGTTACAAAACGTGCTGCGTCGCATCATGAAAAACTGCGACCCATGCAACCTTTAACTTGAGGAAAAGCGCGTGCAAGCGTACGTTTGCGTCTCCCCCTCTTCTCTATAGAGCAGTTAGGGGCAAATGTGACGATAAATGTGACACGACGAGTCCCGCCCGCGCGCTGATCGATAGAGAAGCATACTAGTTACGCGCAAACGTTCATCAGCGCGCGGGAAATGGGCACCCTAAACAGACGGACAAAAGGAAACGGAAACGATGACAGACTATGGCTCGATTCTTGCTGATTATCCCCATCGCTTAAGCCCCTTCTCCCAACAGCGCGCCGCGCTCTCAGCGTCGATCAGCAAGCGCTTCTTCGCACTGCTGATGGACACAGGCACGGGTAAAACGAAAGTCGCGATCGACACGGCCGCGATTCACTACAGGCTCGGTAATATCAATGCAGTGCTAATAGCAGCCCCGAACGATGTGCATCTGCAATGGATCATCGAACAAATCCCCGAGCACATGCCGCGCGACATCAAAGTACGCATGCGCGCCTGGGCTGCATCATCCGCAAAAGCGCTGCGCGAATGTCTAGAACTCGTCACTCACCCCCTGCCTGACTGTCTCACGATCGTTGCGATGAACCATGAGGCGTTCGCAACGACGAAGGGCGTGAACTACGCGAAGCGTTTTCTCAAACTCTATAAGTCATTGCTCATCATCGATGAGTCGGACTTGGCAATTAAAAACCATAAAGCGGCTCGCGCGCGAGCGTTCATCAATACCTTGGGGCCCCTCGCCGTTATGCGTCGCATCTTGACAGGCACCCCAGCCGAGACGCCCTTCGATCTCTACGCGCAAATGCGCTTCCTGCACGACGATATTTTGGGCTACACGAAGTTCATTCCTTACAAACACCGCTACGCGACCTGGACCAAGAACTTCACGACCTCGCCCAAAGTCAACGCGAAGGGGCAGCGTCCTGTGATCGAATATGAAACGCTGGAGGGCTATCAGAATCTCGATGAGTTGCATGCGCGCACGGCGCCTTACATCTATCGCATTCGTAAAGAAGAGTGTATGGATCTGCCCCCTAAGTTGTACTCGCGCCGCTTCGTTTCTTTAAGCCCCGCACAGCGCAAAGTCTATGACGAGCTGAAGGAGAATAGTTTATTGCTGTTGAAAGCGGTGGAGGAACGCCCGCAAGTCAAGCCCGTCGATGTGTTGCCGCTCCTCGAACTGTCCGAAGACGAGCTGCTTGCCCGTACGACGAGCCCCGAGGGACGCACGACGACCGCGATTAAGCTGACGCTCTTCTTACGCTTGCAGCAGGTCGTCGGGGGGTTTATTACAGACGATGCGGCCGTAACCCGATCGATCGATGGCACGGAGCTCAATCCTCGTATGCTCGCTCTATTGCGTGATGTCGAGCTAGCGGCGAAGCAGCCTTATAAGATTCTCATTTGGGCGATGTTCCGCAAAGAACTAGAGCACATTGCACAATGTATTAAAGCACTGGGGCTCGACTGCGAAGCGATTTATGGGCAAACCCATAGCCGCAGCGACAAAGCGGACGCTATCGCAAGATTCAAAGACCCCGCCTCGAAGCTCACGGTGCTCGTTACGCACGAGCAGTCATTGGGCACGGGCATGAATTTCGTGACCGCGCGCAATGTCTTCTATTACAGCTCGGGGGCGAGCGCGCGTAAGCGCAAACAAAGCGAAGACCGCTGCCATCGCATCGGGCAAAACGGTACGGTCAGCGTGATCGATTACGATGCTCACGAAGTCCAGATTGATAAACGCATGCGAGAATTTCGCGAGGAAAAGGCTGACTTCAATACTTCAATAATGACTTGGCGAGCGACGGACTTGAGGACTCTACTATGACGAACAAACGGAGGAAACGTATGGGTATGTTGATATTGACTCGCCAAGTTGGCGAAGCAGTCGTCTTGACCGACACGACGACAGGAGAGGTTTTAGGCGAGGTCAAGCTGCTCGGCTTGACTCCAACCGAAGCACGCATCGGTTTCAATTGCCCCAGGCACATCGAAGTTCTACGTGACGACGTGCGCAGCAAAACACCCAAGGAGCGAACGGTATGAGCAAAACAGCCGCCAAGGCGACGCCCAAAAACCTCATCCATGCCCAAGATACTCTCGACGCGGAAATAGAACGCGACGCGAAAAGCACTGCGCGCCCCGATCAATTGACGCGGATCACCGCGAGCGCGGCTGACTTGCGCGAAGCGATCGGTAAGGTCAAGCGCCTCGAGCAAGAGGTGCTCGATGCTAAAGCCGAGCAGCGACGCCTCGAGCAAGACGTGCTCCCAAACTTGATGGATGAGGCAGGCATCGTCACGTTAGGATTGACGGATGAAGATACTTTGCTGCGGGAACAGGAAATCTACACGAGCATTTCGAAAGATAGTATGACAAAAGCGGTTGTATGGCTCGACGCGCACGGGCACGGAGCGATCGTCAAAGCATCGATCATCATCCCGATCGAGCGCGGTGACACGAAGCAGCGCGACCGCATCGTCTCTTCTTTGACGAAAGCGAAAATCCCGCATGCTCTAACTCAGAGCATTCACCCGCAGACACTTGCCGCGTTTGGACGCGAAGCGACTGCGGACGGCACCAAGCTGCCTAAAGAGATCACGACCCACGTGCAGCCCGTCGTGCACATCAAACATGCGAAGAAACGCAAAGGAGCATGAGATAAAAGCTACTACAACCGACCACCCAAACTACACTCCATCCACGAACTATTACATTCACCTTCAATTAAAAACGGAGCATTGAACAATGGCTACGAAAAAAACCGTCATCCCCGCAAAACAACAGGCGAAGTCGACCGCAGTTTCGGCCCGCAAATCGAGCGAACTGACGGCCTACGATGCAAACATCGCCGCAGAGCTAGAGAACGACAGCGGACGCGGCTTCGAGGAAGCAAACCGCGACGCCTTCGCAATTCCCTTCCTCGTGATCCTGCAAGACCTCTCCCCCCAAGTAAAAAGCAAAATGGTCGGTTACATCCCAGGAGCGAAGCCCGGGCAAATATTTCAGAATGTCTCACAAGCCCTCAAAGACACGACCCGCATCATCCCCTGCCACTACTCGCAAGTCTTCATCGAATGGGTGCCCCGCGCGAAAGGCGGTGGCTTCGTCGCTCTGTATGATCCTGTGGCGGGCGCTGCGAAGATAGCGACTGCGATACGAGAGGAGGGCGAACTCGTATTACCTAATGGCAATACGATCATGGACACGCGTCAACACTTTTGCCTTGAGCTGCATGAGGATGGGTCGACGGAGCCGTGTCTGCTGGCACTCAAGTCTAGCGGACTTAAAA